GGCGGTTTTGGGGTGGCTGTTTATCTCTGAAGTGCTGTTGGTTATCTGGTCTGCGCATGAGTTTGGGACTGCGATTGAGGCGCAGCAGGACTTGGTGGGCATCATTGAGGGCTGTCCGGATCTTGCGCGTGAGGTTCGTCAGGTCATTACTGCGGCGGGTAAGAATGCGATCATTCTGAACTCGGGTGCGCGGATCATTTTCAAGGCCCGCACGACTGGTGGCGGTCGTGGTTTGACGGGTGACAAGATCATTCTGGATGAGGCTTTCGCGCTTCAGCCGATGCATCTTGGTGCGCTGCTGCCTACTTTGACGCAGGTTCCTGACCCGCAGATCCTTTATGGTTCGTCGGCTGGCCTTGTCCGGTCGAATGTGTTACGCGGGCTACGAGATCGTGGTCGTGTCGGTTCGCGTCGGCTCGTATACGCGGAGTGGATGTCGGACCGACTTGAGTGTGAATCGCCTGTCTGCGATCACCGCGTGGGGACTGAGGGTTGCGCTCTCGATAACCGGGATCTGTGGCGTCAGTCATGTTTCGTGTCGTTCCGTAAGGACCCGGAGATGGAGACGGTTGCTGCTTTGCGGCGATCGTTGCCGCCTGCTGAGTTTGCTCGGGAAATGTTGGGATGGTGGGACGACCCGGACGGTGAGGGTGCGTTCTCTCTGACGGCTTGGAATGATCTCGAGGTCGAGGGGGACGAGCCGTCTGCGCCGGCTGATCCGTTCTTCGCGGTGGATGTGTCACCGGATCATTCGTGGGCTGCGATTGTCTCCGCTGGTGCTGTTGGCGACAAGGTGCAGGTTGAGGTGACTTCCCGTGATGGGGTTGTTGATCACCTGCCGGGTACTGATTGGTTGCCGAAGCGGATCCTCGAGTTGCGTGAGACGTTCGGTGATGTGCCGTTTGCGTTCGCGGGCGGTGGCGGGTTTGAGGCGTTGGTTCCCGAGCTCGAGCGCGAGGGTGTGATCCTGTCGCGCGTTCCGCACGCTTCTCTTCCTGCCGCGTGCGGGTATTTCTTCGACCTTGTTACTTCTAAGCGCTTGGCTCACCTCAGTCAGGACGCCCTGTCCGAAGCCGTGATGGCTGCTCGGCAGAAAAAGATTGGGGATTCTGCGTTCGTATGGATCAGGAGCGGAATAGCAGATTTGGCACCTTTGTACGCGGCGTGTATCGCAGCGTGGCAATCAAGCGCGACGCAAGATCCCGCTTTGAACGTGTGGTGATGAGCGTTCTGGCTTCGATTGTTGGCCTGGCTGGGCTGGCTGCGATCGGGTATGGGGCGTGGTGCATTTACGAACCTGCCGGCTATGTGATCGGCGGCGTTGAGCTGCTGGTACTGTCGTGGAGGCTTACATGAGTTTGCTGTTCAGTAAGCGTGATGGGTCGCCGTTCCCGGAGCCGATTGTTCCGCCGTTCCCGTTGGCTTACGGTGGGACGTCTGCCGATAATGCGATGCGCCTGGATGCGGTGTGGGCGTGCGTTCGACTGCTGTCAGATACGGTGGCAATGCTTCCGTTGCAGGCACTCGACATTCGGTCTGACACCGAGGTGCCGTTGCCAGCGAAGCGGTGGCCGTCGTTGCTGATTGAACCGGCTCCGGGGCTCACGATGTCGGACTGGTTGCGGCAGATGATGATCTCTTTGCTGCTGCGGGGGAATGCTTACGCCGAGTGGACTGGCGATGTTCGGCAGGGCGGGCAGTTGATCCCACTGTCGCCGGATCGGGTGCGGCTGACTGTTGAGAACGGTCAGAAGGTGTACCGGGTCAACGGCATTGTGAAGCCGAACATTTTCCACATGACCGGGTATGTAATGCCGGGCGATGTGGCTGGGATGTCGCCGATTGGGTATGCGGCGACGATGCTGCAAACGCAGATGGACATTGATTCGTTCGCTCGAGGCTATTTTCAGGATGCACCGCATCCGGCGTCGGTTTTGACGACGGATAAGCCGATCAATCAGACGCAGGCGAAGGAAATCAAGGACCGGGTGATGTCGTCGGTTCCGTCGCGGGAGCCGTTGGTGCTTGGGCTGGGTCTGAACATGACTACGTTGTCGGTGTCGCCGGAGGAGTCGCAGTTCTTGGCGACGCAACAGTACGGGGTTTCGCGCATTGCCCGTATTTTTGGGGTGCCGCCCGAGATGATCGGTGGTGGTGCGCAGGGATCGTCGATCACCTACGCGAACGTCACCCAGCGCGCCCTGGACTTCCTGACGTATTCGGTGCAGCACTGGCTGATGCGGTTTGAGCAGTCGATTTCGAACGTGTTGCCGAACAGGCAGCATACGCGGTTCGACACGGATGAGCTGATCCGTCTCGCGCCGACTGATGCGGCCACTGTGGACCGTTGGCGGGTCGGGCAGGGTATCAAAACGATCAACGAGGCGCGCGCTCAGCTCGGATATGCGCCTGTTCCGTGGGGGAACGAACCGTACCTGCCTGGCATGTCGCCGGCCGCTGCGGGTCAGGCCGTTGTGGCTGAGGCTGCTGGCACTAACGAGGAGATGTAATGGTCGACATTCGGTCTGCGCGTGAGGCGTATTACGGGAAGAAAACTGTCAGCCGTGGCCGGTTGTCGTCGGTTGAGTTCCGTGATTCGGGTGATGGGAAGCTTTCGTTTCGCGGTTTCGCGTCCACTACGGATGATTCGTACCCGGTTTACGACTGGCTGGGCGAATACGACGAGACGATCGCCCGTGGTGCGTTCGGCAAGGCGCTCCGTGAGCAGGATGATGTGCGTCTGCTGGTCAACCATGATGGTGTTCCGATTGCTCGCACGAAGTCTGGCACTCTGACGCTTTCGGAGATCACGGACCCGGCTGATGACCCGCAGGGACGCAACCAGACCGGTCTGTGGTGTGAAGCACCGGACCTGGATGCGGCCAATCCGACCGTGCAGGAGATCCGTTCCGCGATGGCGCGTGGCGATCTGGGCGAGATGTCGTTCTCGTTCATGGCAACCCGTCAGGAATGGAACGAAGACTTCTCGCAGCGGACCGTGACTGAGGTGAAGCTGCTGGATGTTTCCGTTGTGACCTACCCGGCGAACCCTGCCACGTCGGCGTCCCTGTCCGATGATCGTTCCGAGGCGAACATTCTTCGCGAGTCGGCCCTGTCGCTGCTTGCGTCGGGGCGTCCGATCAACGACGAGCAGCGCGAGTATCTGCGTGAAGCGGTTGAGCAGCGTGATGCGCTCCTTTCTGTGAACATCACCCTCGATGTCACCGATGACGGCGATGAGCCTGATGGTGATGAAACTGACCCGACCATGATGTCTTCGGATTCCGGTCGTTCCGCTGCGCTCGCCGCAGCTCGCCTCGAGTCCGCTAGGGCCGACTCGACCCTGTAGACGTTCGCCCCCGATGGGTGACGGCCTCCACTTGTGGGGGCTTTTTTCATGCGCAACATCTTTACGCCGTACCGCCATGCCGGAGCCCCCAACGTGATCACGCGGGCCACCACCTCGCGGCAACACCTGAAGCAACGCGCGACATCGCTAAGAAAAGGAAACGAAATGGACTACTCGTTCATTCTCGGAGCCCAGCGTGACGCAGCCATTGCCGAACGTGACGGACTCCTCAAGGATGCAACACCGGAAACCTTCACTCCCGAGAACGAGGCCCGCGTGGCTGAACTCAACAAGGAGATCCGTGAGGCTGGCGAGAAGCTGGATCAGGCACGCAAGGATGAGGCCGCTGAGGTCGAATCCCGTAGCGCGGAAACCGCTGTTGCGACCCGCAGCCAGACCACGACCCGCGTCACGCTGGAGCCGAACCCTGTCTACCGAAAGGGCGACTCGGAGGTTTCGTTCTTCCGCGACATGTTCCACGGTTCGCAGCCGACGTCGCAGGAGTTCACTGCCGCCCGTGACCGCATGCAGCGTTCGCAGGAGACCCGTGCACTCAGCACGACCGCGACCGCTGGTGGCACGTTCGCCCCCCCGGAGTGGCTTGTTGCCGAGTATGTGGCGCTGGCTCGTGCCGCGCGTGTGACCGCCGATCTGGTGAAGCACCAGGATCTGCCCAGCGGTGTGTCTTCGATCAACATTCCGAAGGTTTCCACCGGTACGACCGTGGGTGTGACGCAGACGCAGAACACTGCCGTCAGTAACACCGACATCACCACCACGTCGGTATCTTCGGGGATCACCACGATCGCCGGTCAGCAGGTTGTGTCGCTCGAGCTCATCAACCAGTCGGGCATTCCGTTCGATGACATCATTCTCGGAGACCTGGCGCTCGCGTATGCGTCGCAGATCGACGTTCAGGTGCTGTCTGGTACGGGCGCGAACGGTCAGCTCAAGGGACTTGCCACGGCTGGAACCCTGGTCACCTACACGACCGCTGCCCCGGCCGTCATCTCGACGACCGCCGCGAACTCGTTCTACAACAAGGTCATCAACGCTGTTGCGACCCTCGCCAAGACCCGGTTCCTGCCGGCCAACGCGATCGTCATGCACCCCGTCCGTTGGGGCTGGATCCTCGAAGCACTTGACGGGCAGAACCGCCCGCTGGTGACCCCGAACGGTCCGACCTACAACGCCCTCGCGGTTTCTGGTGATGTTGTGGCTCAGGGGATGGCTGGCACGTTCGCGGGCCTGCCTGTCTACGTCGACCCGAATATCGTTCAGAACCTCGGTGCTGCCACGAACCAGGATCAGGTCTACGTGCTCCGCACCGACGACCACGTTCTGTGGGAGACCCCCATTGAGCGGACCCGC